GTTTTCAAATGGTTATGAATACTAATAAAAGTAGGATCAAACCTTAAAAGGTTAATGTCAACATAAGGGTTATTAGCCTTTATAATTTTCATATAACCGATTAATTTGGTCATATTCTCTGATATAAGTGTGACAACTCCATTTGAAAGAATCTGTTCTATCTCAGAACGGACTATCTTTCCATTTGGAATTACGTATTCTTCATTTTTAGTATTGATAAACTGTCTAAGTTTATCAATACTTCCAATTTTGAATACATAATCTAAAGTTGCACCAAACAGACGAATATCATTAAATGTAATCAATCTAAGTGAAAAATTCTTAGTAATAATTCTTTTAACCTTTTTAGTTTTTACTAATGGTTTTAAAGGATTAATAACTGAAAGTTTTTCACTATATGATTTGATTAATTTAATGTTTAATCCCTTGTATAAGGACTTAACCACCAAATCTAAAGATAGAATTGAGGTGTACAGATTATTATGTAACTTGAAAAAGTTATATAATATTGTGTACACTATGAAAGGATTTGTTATATTTTTAACAATTCCTCTCATAGGTAAGCCACTTATTTCTTTTCCCCCTTTAAATCATCTTTTGGCAAATTCATAAGTATCTTTTGATACATGTGTTTTTGCTTCAGATAATTCAACACCTAATTTAGAAATAACTTTTATATATCTTTGGGCAACGTCATCGTCTTTGATAACGATGTCATCCCCAAGAATAATATAATTGTTAAATCTATTATACTTGTGTGTATTATATTTTCCAGTTAATCTGGCACAATAAAATACAACAAGGTGGTGTGTAAGGGTAAAGGCTGCTCAAGATGAGTATGATCCCATTGGTTGACCTGCACCATAACGGTGTCAGTTAAACTCATGGTCTCTAAATCATCTTTTTGACAGGATTTCTTTTCATGAATAGGCAATTTTATTATTAAATATAATTGATAATAATCTTGCTTGTAAATGAATGGGAAACCTGTCAGTAGCAGACTTTAAGTCAAGGGATCAAAACCTGTTTTCTCCTGTTCACATATCTTTGCTTGGATCTTGAGTGTAAGTTCTATCATTTGGTATTAATTTTAATTTATTAAAAATAATATCATTGATAGGTTTAAGAAATAATTGTGTATAATAATCTATTATAGCAATTACTCTTATTTTACACTCAGGATCCTTAATTGTTGATAATTTACCTAAGGTAAAGTGACCATTAATAATAGCATTTTTGCTATTTGGCACTTCAATCTTAGGAGATAAATTATTATCAATAGCAAATTTATATGACTGACATAAGAAATCAAAACCTTTAATGTCAGTTAAATTACCAACCAACTGTAAAAGATCATATGAGTATGTACTCAATAATCTTAAACCATTCACTGTGGCTTGACCAACAGGTCCAGCTTTAAGTGAAAGGTACAATTGATTTGGTTCAAATTTAACTTCATTATTAGATCCCAAATTATAATATTTAACAAAATCTTTAATAATACCAGTTGGTATTGTTAAAGAACATGTTGATTTATTAATAATTGGGTCTAAGTCATAGGTTAGTTTCTTTTGTTCTTTTTTCTTAACCACTTCATGTGATCGGTTTAGCAAAAGTAAAGTCATAAGAAACTTTATTTCACTTAAACCTTTCTCTGATAGTGGTTTTAGAAAAAGAAAACGTTTTGGTCATCCATCTTTACAAACCCCTACCCCAACTTTATTAGTAAGTAAAGGATTACCACACAAATATTTTGTGATGTGTAACCTTACTTGTTTCATGTATTTAACTGTATGGATTACTCCATTATGTTTAATTTCATGACTAATAATTTTGAAGAATGGGTTTATATAAGATTTACCATTTTGGATTTTAAATACTATGTTTAATAGCTTACTAGTTATTAAATATAAATTTAAGTTCATATGTTAACTTATAGTTTTTGTGACTGCTCTATTTATACTCTGGTTCACACTAGAGTGTAATGCGGAGCTGTATGTAACTTTATATATGGCTCCTTAACAGGGAGTTACATAATAAAGAATGGGATAGACCTTGATAAAGTTTCCTTTAAACCAAAGAAATAGATCTTACTCTACTTTAGTGGCATAGATTCACCAAAATGAATCTATGGGACTTTGGTCCACTTATACCTG